AAACAAACCATACAAAACGCTCAGACTGAAACAATCCGGAAGATGCAAATTTTATAAGAGTTTGTATCTCCTGGTTTTCAGTGACCTTTTTGTTTTTCTGTAGTTAGTGGGTGTTATAGTTTATAGATGTATATATGTTTTTTTCAAGTCTGTCAAATAGTATACGGGTTTAATTGACATAGGATGATTCTACAACATAATCTTCCAATATAACTCTGTTGCTCACGCTTTCATCGCACATCACAGTTTCAGGGCTATCTATTAATTCGAATATGTCAGTTAACTGAGTTATCTTTCGACAAGACAAATGTTGATCAAATGCTTCAAGATCTCTGTCTAATATCTTTGTGTCCAGTTGTCCTATTTCAGTGTTGAATAATCTTATAAAAATCCGGATGACTTGACCTATCTTGGCTAATTCCTTGTCAAAATGGAAGTTTTTAGAGGACGGGTATTTCTTTAAAAACGAGTATCTTTTTTGATGAAATGATCTTTTTGAGATGTTGCACCATGAGAAAGGAAATTGATATTTTAAGACATGTAAGCACCATTTATATAGAGCCAATCTTTCTCTGGATAAACACAACCAATAAGCGAATCCGATCGTCAAAATCCCTACATTCCATATAGAAGCATCAGATGGTACCGTGATCTCTCCTTTAGTACCATGAGTTATTCCCAATATATTGTTTATACTGACCAAATAGATTACAAAAGCTGTGTTTATAGGATTGGTAAGAGAAGAAGGATACTTGACTGACTCCCCTAAAACAGCAGCTACCCCTGTTGATACTCCTAAAGTCATAAGAAGAGTACTCAAGTGGACGAAGGGATCCTGATGGTACCGATGAGGAACTCCCCTTAAATGGTTTTTCAATTTTAATTTTATAGCTCGAGAGAATTCTTGTTCATCATCTCTATAACAAGGGGACGATCTCATAAAGTCCTCGATGCCTATGTAAGAAGGATATAAATTTATATTTCTGTCAGTATAACACCTCATTACTATGTAAATCTCAGATGAATGTGATGAAGTATAATCAGTCCAAATTATGTCTACCTTCTTGAAATATATCCCTATTTGCTCTAGTACTGATACCTCTTTTCCATATAATATATTCCAGTAGGTTTTAACAATTAAATTCCCATTCTTTGTTATTAAATCTCCCATCTTAGTCTCCATCAAGCTTACAACTCTATTATACTGTTCAATGTTATTAATCTCCATATCAAAAATTAGTAGGTCAATATTCATATTATTTTTCTCTTTAATAAATTTGAAATAATCCCATGTCGCTGGTAAAGTCAGATCATTAGGATTCTTCCAGGATTCTGTTAGGTTCACACATCTACGAGAGATCTCAGGAATCAATTCTATAGCAGATGGACCAGAGGGAGATGATCCTCTCAGGTAAACGCCTTCCACGTTAAGTAAGCTATTGAATATTAACCTAGAAGACTTGTTGTGTCGTAGTATCCAGGAACCAACACCACCAGATCCATCTCCTCCACATATCACGTCATTGTATCTGATCCCTAACTTAATGATTATAGATCTTAATTTATAGTGAGCTCCTGTAGCACACTGGAATGCCCGTAGACCTGATATAAGTGGGTCTTGAATTCTCGGCACTGAATGTTGAGGTCTTGTTTCGCGTTGGCTGGTATAATTGACTTTATGCCTGTGAATATCTGCGTATTCTTCCTCTGTCCAATCTATCTCAGAATGGTCTCTCAAATCTACTTTAGGCTCCATTTCTTTAGCAGCATGTCTCACTTCCCTGTCAACCCGGAGAATATGTGGATCAGACTCTAAGAGAGTTAAGGGTTGAATTTTAGATTGTTCTCTATAATAATTTAGAGAGTCTTTCAACCCTCTCAACTTATCTATATCTGAGCTCTTGAGGGCTTTATTGTACAATAAATAAGCTATCTTTTTTGACAACATCATAGAACCAACCAATCTGAAATCGTTTACATCAGAAAATATCCACAAGGTCTTATGGGTGCTCTGATATTGATCATTTATGATGCAAACTTTCTTAAATAATAACTTTAAATAATATCTACCTAGTGATCCCAAATCAAAATTAGACAGGGGATAAGATGAGGGTATTTTATGAGGTTGATTACTAAACTCCTGTATGAAATTCTTATTTCTCCAGATATTTATCAGAGACGGGTCTAAGCTTAATGATTCTATAAGATATAAGACTATACCAAGTAGTGTGGCCCTTGGTTTCTTTAGCTCCATAACAGAACGTCTAGATAAAGCATATATGCTACCGATCCTAATCAATCCATCAAGCAAGCCTTCTAAAAATTCTTTTGGTGATACCTTGCTTGCAAGACCAAGGGGGAACAAGGCTGTACTCTCTACAATATTTGATTTAGAAATGAGAGAATCTCCAAATATAAAGCCCTGGACTCTACCTATATGATATGACTTTACTACATCATCAAGAGAGTCCCAATCTCCTAATTTTAAGTCTACTGTTATCTTTGTCTCTGCCCATGGGGACGACTCTGGTTTCCATTTAGAAAGCTTATCTGAAACGTTAGGATGAATAAATATTGATTTACTGTCTAATGTAGGATTCTCTATCTTCCTTAAGCACTTCTCACAGTTGATATGAGTATGATAAATTCCACTATTAAACCTATTATCATGGAGCTCTCCCACTGTTATCTGAGAAAACAGTATAGAACTCTGATACATGAAATCATAATTATCTTCATTTATGGATCCCATCGTATCAGTGGTTGTAGTCATCCTAGTCAATTTAGCGGGAGATTGCGCACTGTAACCTCCAGCACTCTGACGTGAGGATGCGTATCGATGAGGTCCACATCCAGTTCTCTTAAATCCTACTGTCCCTGAATCCCATTCCTCTCCAGTCAATCCCTTACATATGGAGAATATGCTCAGAGCTAAATTTGTATTTGGCTCCACAAACCAATGTATTACATTTCTTAATTTTGCTGCTCTCTTAATCAACGGGATTTTACTTTCTCTCTCCCATGGCTGTATGATACTGGTAGTCTCAGAGGTTCTAGATCCCAAATAAGCCATATATTTACCTCTGCTATCTAAGTACTTATAAAGTCCATCAGGTAATAAAGTTATTAAATGACCCCTCTCCTTGTCAACACTGTCACATACTTTACAGTTGATACCTTTGAATTCTAAACAATGAAGCATTTCTATAGGATGAGGAACTGTGGCTCCAATAACTTTCCTCCCCCATGATTCCAATCTGAGATGATCTGCTCTACTTGCTGAACAATCCCACATCAATTTCTTGTACTTGCTCCATTCTAGGGAATGCATTGAGGTCAATGATTGAATTTCACTCGACACTATAATCTTATCTATATTTGCCATCATATTCTTATGAAATATATTTCTGATAGTCTTAGAGTTCTCAAACAGCCCTATCATTGATTCTGTAATCCCTAAGTAAGTTGATGATCTAAATTCACTTAGAAATCTGGGAAATAGAGGGTCTATAGACATAAGAAACATATTGACTTCATCAAAATGTTTCTTTGAATATAATATCGCATCCCTTATCATAAGGTTTTCTATGGTATTGCCTTTTTGGTATAAAGATTCTCTTATCACTTCCTTAATCTTTGATACAGGACTTATAGTGTTCTTCAGATTCAAAGATAAAGGATTCTCTAATAGTTTGGTGAAATTATCTGAAGTCAATGTAGCTATTCTACAGTATCCCATAGATGATATCAAGGGTTGATATTCTTTCTGAATGTTGTGATATATCAATTTCCAAAATGATAAACTTTCTGAGACAGGATCAGGGAACATGCGTATCAAAAATCTAGTCAGTGACATTCCCGAGACTCCTCCGATACAAGGATCCAGGTAGATAGCCTTGATACAATAAGATACATGAGCATCAGGTATATCAGAATTCTTGATACTTTTTATTGAATCCCTGGTGGCAGGATTATGTAGGTCTAACAGATTCCTAATAAGATTACCAACAAAATTATAATGTATTATGGTATTTATCGGAGAAGGAGAAAAATGAGAAATAGTCAATGCATTAGAGCTCACAGATGATATGACATTTCCTAAAGTAGGTAATTGATCATTCGTGACACATGAACACCTTGACCATCTCTTCTCTTCTAGAGGTCTGATATTGCCTCTGAAAATTGGCACTTTGCCGTAACTCAGGAAGTCTGCTGATTGCATTGTCTCATCCTTATTGATCTTTAATCCTAATTTACTAACACCTTTGTCTATACCTGCCATTATAGAATCATTATTTGATTTAATTCTCTCTAAATTAATATTTAGTTCAGCTAAATCCCTAGATGGTTGTAATTTGTAATTGGAACATATTATTTGGTTGTCGCCCTGTGCCAGTAGTGTAACTCTCGTATTTAAATTCCTGCTTTCTCTTTCCACAGAAAGTGCATTCAATATACTCCATCCCTTTTGTCGAATTCCCTCGAACCCACCCAATTGCCCTTCCCAAACTACTACATTCTCTGTTTTATTGATTATCTTATTGTCTTTTACCATCATTAGATCTGGTCTTTGAGTATAATAGATCACAGATTTTTGAAAGAATTCATGAGTTCTGTATATTAGGTTAGGATAACCCAAAAACTGTCCCATTACTCTGAATGTAGGCCCGTTGGATTCTATACGCTGATAGTTATTCCACTTCTCATAATCTAAATGGTTCGCATAAGAAACTCTGGAATAATCATCTAATCCTTGTCCTGAAGAATTATCCATCATCTTCTTGATTAGTGTTGTCATGTCATCAGCGACAGTCAGACCCTTAAAAAGAGGAATAAAATGTAATTTAATCAAATACTCAGTGACGACAAAATATTCCCTCAAGGCCCAGGACATTAGGCAGTAGAATCTACCATCCTCCTTTAGTTCTCTTTCCTTCTCTTTTAATCCTATAATCAATTCTTCCCAGTCTAATCCTCTTTTATCGATACGCTCTAAAAACTCTTTCCAATCGGTGGCAGGGCTATTGATCATAGTTTCTAGTACTTTCTTAGTGGGGATAGACCCTGGTGATCTCTTATTTATATAGGAAATGACTTGAGAACGATTCATCGAATGACTCTTGTCAGAGTATATATTACTGGGATCTATTAGATCTGGTATATCGAAGCATTTTTCCAATGGAAGCAAATGCCATTTGTCTCCAAAATCTTTTATTTGCTTAGGAGTCGGCCAAGTCCCCAATTGTATGTGATTATAAAATGGATGATCCTTCTCTAACTCATCCTTCAAAACAAACCATTTAGACTTTTCTTTAAACTTAGACTCCAATACTTTCCTAGCCAAGTCACTTGCAAGTTGTCCTGCATATTTATCATCAACCTTTATTTCCTTATTGACTCTGTCGTGAAGTTTTTTGACTCCAATAAGAGAATTGACATATGGATGACCCCAATGTCTAAATGATCCAAAATAAGTGAGAGTCAACTCGACTGAACCGGCTTGATTAATATGATTAACAAATGTAGAAATATTAGGACATATCATCCTCAACTCGTTTACTGTATTGTCTAAATGACCCTGAAAATTGTTATAGTATTTTATTAGAGGTCTATATTTGTGAGCTTTGATCATAAGTTGATTGTTGCATAATGGTTCCAATATCTTTATGCATTTATAAGCCTGATTTCCAGCGTATCCAAGCATAACATCTCCCATGGTGTATAATTTATTTAAGTTCTTCCAATCATCTAATTGGTACTTGTTGTCAACTCTCTGAGTCATGCTCAATAAAGAATGAAATCTACTATTGTATACATCTTTCATCATCAATATGGTGGTTCTATCAAAGATTCTCTTGAACTTTGGAATATATACATAACCTAGACATATGTAAACCTCTCCAAAAACGGGAGATACATAAATTATAGAACCTCTAATAGAGTCTGGAATCTTCTTAATGGTTAATAAACCATTCATGTTTTCTATTTCAGTGATAGTGTTAGCATTCATTAAGAGAGTTATAAAATGAGTTTCTAAGAACAAAGCTCCCCAAGATTTTATTTTAGGATCTACATTATGATTCTTGGGATTCTGTATATTTTTATTCAGCCAACCTTTAAAGAATGCTGAAACCACAGGATATGTGGATTGAGCATCTTTATCAGTAGATACTAATAATTTAGTTATCCTATCTAGAGAGGGATTAATAGAAACATTATATTTACCAAACCAAGAATGGAAGGTATCAGGCGAATTTAATTCTTGAGGATTGTTGAAACCAATTTTTCTTAAATTCCATACTTTCATATTCCATCTAGGATCATAGGGCTGACCTTTACAATATTTAACAAACTCTCTCATTTCGTCCACTATCATCGGAGAATTTAATGAATAATCTACTCTGTTCAAGTAGTTCATGCTATCAGATCTATTCTCTTCCATAAAATCATGGCTATCTATCGCTGCAAGATGGTATTCACTGAAACTCTCTTCATCTAAGAAGTTGCCCTCGTGATCTTCCAGATCCATGTTTTAGAATAAATGGAGCAAATCAGTTGTATATTATGTTGAGTAAGCCTGTTAGTTTTTTTCTAGTATTCTTAGATATTCCCTAATTTTCAAAAAATAAGATTTTACAGTATATCAAATATCATTACACGAATGGAGAATCATGTGCCACTCTAGGCAATAGCTCGACACCGGTTGAGGGAAAGTCCTTTGGCTTGTATCCCTTCTTAGATCTTATATATGCAATGAGAATGTTGGATCCAATATATATGATAAGGATCACTATTACGCCTGATATAATCCAGATAAAGGCCATCAAGATCCAGTCTTTGATCAATTTTGCATCTTCCTGTAATACATTAAAGAAGTTATTACTGGTACTATTAGGATGATTATGATATCCAGTTATAGAAAGTGTAGTGTGGACATCATTGGCAATATGGGGTATGTATATTGGGTCTAGGGTCTCCTCCATATATTTGTCATCTATATCTTCTTCCAATTCTGACAATGGATTAATGAGTTTGTTCTTATATGCAGTGAAACCGTTCGGTAGATAACAACCCTTAAAATTCTTGCATGGACAATACATCACATCACTTTCTACTTTAATAATACCATTTGCCCTTTTGATATTGATATTACAAGAACTACATGAATAACAGTCAACCTCTATGTTATCGGCTTCGTAATAAGCATACTTACCAACTAGAACCTTACCTTCTATAACCTGATAACCCAGACCATTCCCCCCATGATGAGGATTTAAGAACCCTAACTCGAAGAGAGATAAATTTTGATGTGATCTTATTTTTCTCAGTACTGATTCACATCTGTCTAACATGAATAGAGTTTCAACACTCAAAAGAGATCCGAGAACATAAGAGTGTAAACTATTATCTATTAACTTTACGTCACTCTTGCACGCTGGTAGCTTCTTTATTTCCGGAATAATTCTGTTGGGGATTTCATTAGACATCAGCACAAAATGTCCAGTAGACAATACAAACCCAGTTGATCCGCAGTAAGAGTACGGTCCGCAAGCTCCCGCTAAAGGTACATCAGGTATATAATTACTTGAGAAAATGATAGATTTAGGGTTTAAATCCTCTGGTATATATACGTGCATTATGTTAGATTCAGTCTTTGGGCAGTATTGATTGGGAGATGATTTGGTGATCCACCACATGTTGTCATATATGGTCTTACAACCCAGATCATCACACTCTCCGTTGAATAATAACGGATCTTTGAACTTGCCGGTGTAAGTATCTAGTTGGATCTGTTTCTTGACAATACTATAAACTTTCTTCGATGATGTTTCTGTATTCATCCATCCACAGTTTTGTAAAACATCCGTGTTATCATCTAGGAGATCAGAATCATACATATCTATTGCATCTATACATTCTGATACAGACACAGGAATAGTATTTACTCCTGACTCTATAGTCTTAACTCCAAAGAAACTCTCTGAGCATGTAACATAATATTCCTTTAAGTGACATAAATGCCCATCCACTACAGTTTCTATAGATGTAGGCCCTATGGAGGTAGCCTTATATTTCACATTGCTATATTTGGAATCTGATGTAAATCCTTTGTGACATACAAGATGATGATCTTGGATTGTGCTCAAATTGTATATGCGGTCAACAGGAATAATTAGGGCAGACGGTGTATCTATGAGAGACATAGAGATTGAGATAAATAATAAAAAGTAGAAGAGAGATTTCATATCTGTAATATGCATGGTGCTCTATGAATGGGTATATCTGTTAGAGTTTTTTTTCAAGTGTATGTAAGAACTGTTTGCAAATGCAGTCTCCTACAAAATTAAAGATCAATAGCTGACAATCTCCAGATTTAATTGATCCATACATATCTGGATCTTGCATAATAGTTCACCGACTGTTTTATAGGAATACTGCGGTGTCTGACTCTAATTCCATCCTGTCTATATTCAGTATTTCCTTGATTACTTCCATAGACATTGACTTTTCCGTTCTAGAGTATTTTCTGTAGTGAGAGAAGAAATCATTTCCTTTCCTGTTGCTCTTTTCCATTGTCAAGCTATATTGGATTGAATAACGATTGCCTCCAAGAGATGAGGTTTTAATCCAATTTATGTCACATATTTCCTCACTGTAATCTCTATTCTTGGTGTGGAACATCAGTATTTGATCCAATCTAGATAAATACTTATAATCGCTTCTCATTCCCCTATCTAATTTCAAGCTCATACCAGCAGCCCCATAAAGTGCTAATATCACAGGTTTTAGTACAATAGGTCCTTGATAGTGATCTATGATTAAACTAAGCATGTTTATCATTTCATCGTGATTCTTTATAGGCTTATTAGAGGTAATTGCCAAGTTTAATTTCACATATCTTACTATATGGGAGTCAAAGACTATAGAGACTGGAGGTGATGTAGGCCTGATCCAATAATCTTCCATAACTGGTCCTGTAGATGTAGGGGGAATCCATACTGAGATTGGTAATTCACTTAATGATCCACTAGAAGAGTCACTGGATGAACTCGACTTAGTGTCTTTCCTCTTCCTAGGGCTCTTGAAGAGTCTATTCATTGTAATATTTCTGTTACTGTTTTTTTCATGTTAAATCTTGGCATCCCATTTATATAAATTTAAAATCATCTTCTTCTGTTGACTTATGCTAATTACCCTCCTAAGTAATGATCTAATATCTAGATCAGGTGATCTGATAATAACATCCAAAACTGCATTTCCCTCGAATTCATCTTTCCCTATTTTTAAGACAAAGTATCTCTTAGGATTACTTAATAGAGGAAGCTCCATACCCTGTAAGAGCAGACTATACAATTTTTTCTGCGTATCATTCAGCTCTGGATCGGGTGGTTTTTGTGCCATTGCCATGCTATCACCTTCTGAAGGAGATGATGTCTTAATTACTCTAATTTTACTCTCTTGAATATCCATAGGTTCTATATCATAATTAATATTTAGAGGTATACGACATCCCTTTACAAATGCATCTACATGCTTCTTAAAAGCCTCTTTGAAACTCATCTTATCTTGTAATGATAAACTACCCATGTCAATCGCTATATTCCATTTATCCTCTTCTGGAGTTATGATCCTAGATCTCTTGGATGTCTCATTTCTTTGATCGTCTTGCGGAGGAGTTTTCAGCTTTGACATCTCTATTCTTGATGCATGATCTTTTTCATTGTCTATTTCCATTTCTAGTATTAATCCTTGATCAACCATGCCATCAGTAGGGATAATAGGTGCCTCTGACCACTGATCTGTTAAATTCTTACAATCTTCACTGATAAGTGATGCTGATAATGGAGGAGTAGAATATTTTTCCTCGTCTGTAGACATTTGATAACTCTTTCTGAGATAATTAGGATTAGAATTTAGAACTTCTTTGACATCTGTTAGACCACCCTGCAAGCTATACATTGTAGAATCAAGTTGATAATTCTGTTAATGTTTTTTTCAAGTAGATCAGAAATTATTCTTTACATAGTCTCCTATAGTGTCTGCTCTAGTTTCTCCTAAACTTCTTTTTGCTCTTTCCACAAATTCAATCATAGGCTTAGTCAACTGAAAATTCATTGTAGACATATAAATGAACCAGTCTCTTCCTGAAGTTGTCTCTGGAGCAGATGCTATTGTTTCTTCTCCCTCCCCTGAGTCTGTCTCAACTGGTTTTCCATCAGCTGTGAAAGCTTTAGACATAGTGAATATTGTAGAGAATGCATATGCCATTATCTTGGCGCATTGAATGTTATTCACAATGTTACTATCTGATAAGAATTTAGCATTCTTTGATCTGGTAGATGAAAGAAGAGTTCCTACTGCATGTATCAGAAAGTATATCTGCGGATTCTTGGATGCAGAATAATATGTCTTGTTTACTAATCTAAAGTCTGTTTGATAAGGAAAGTATGAGTCATTTTTAACTACTTCTTCATTTGGATGTAACATTCTAATCATTTCACTAGCTATTTTTTCTGTCCATATCCAATCTAGGAATGCAGATTCATTGGTCAGGTTTAACAGATCACTGATATATCCTACAGATAATAAACTAGCGCAATCCTTAAATCGAGACCTCAGTGTACAAATTCTCAGTATGCTTCCTGGTCTTGCAGGAAATTTTGAGTAAAACATGTCGATAGCAGCAATCATTTTTGCATATCCTTCGTCTAATGGCCATGTATCATATAAACTAGGAGGAGGAAACGTTCCAAGCTTGCAGCCTGCATTCTTCATAAGCTTGAAAATTCTATCCCTTAAGGATTCAAAGTATGTTTGAACTGGAATATTAACTAATCTGCTTGCAGATAGTAATAACATGATTATCCATTCTTCATCTCCTGGCTCAACCTTGTTCTCTTGGACATTTGGGATTGTCGTGTCTGTTGTGACAACTTCTACTAAACTCCACGGAGTTACGTCATCTCCTTCTCCTGCTATAGTTACTCCAAAAGACTCCCAATTCCCTGGACTCTCTTCGACTTCTGCACTCATGTAAGTGTGAATGAAATATTTGACGATCTCTACGTTTAGTGTCCCTCCATCTATTCCACTCATAACTGCTTTAGTTAATTTATCAAGTGATATCTTTCCTTTGTTGAATCTCACAATTGGTTTGCGCCCTTTATTGTTTTGAAACCATTCTGATGGATATTGTGAAGGTACTGTGATCTCAGGTAACACGATGGAGTATCTTTCCCCGGTTTTTACGTGAAATAGGGAATTCATGATGACAGAGTTATTTAATTACTTCTGTTATTTCTTTCTAAGCATAGCTCTGCTTCTAGCGGTC